CTGCTTCAAGCTGCAACAACAACGTTTCCTGCGTCACCGTGCCAGCGGTGTAAAGCTGCAACAACGATTGGATCTCTTGTGGCTCAAGTCTTGCGCCCATAAAATCACGATTAACAAGGCTGCTGCCAGCTTGTGACTCCTGCAGGTAATCAGCATGGAAGCGCAGGCAGTTGTCGATCATGTCCTGCATCTGCTGCGCGACAACCATCATCGTGCTGTCGCCTTGGCTGCGATCAATGCGCTTAGCCTCAGCCGTCTCACCTACAAGTTTTGCGCCCACCACAGCAGCTAATCCAAGCTCGTTAATCTGTGACTCGATTTGTTCAAGCCTGCGGAACTGAGCGTCGTAGCTGTTCCCAGCCGGTTCAATAAATTCTGCCCTTGCCGTTTCGGGAAGTGCAAAAGCTTCCCCAGGGCCTGCGCTGATCTCTTCAGCAGACTGCGGAAAGCCAAATAACGCAAGCATCGGTACTGCACTGATGTGCAATTGATTTCCAAGATCAGACTGAACCTGATAGTGCTGCAGATTTAACTCAGCAATATCAGCCAACGGCGGGAATGACTCCAAAACACCAACGCGGTTGGAGTAAGCAACGCTGAACGGGATCTCGCTCAAACTTGTTGTGCCTTCATCAACAACACGAAAGTCGCCTTTTTGATCTTTTTGAAAGATCTCAAACGCGCCAGGGGTCAAGACGCGCACCTGCTCGACTTGCTTCTCGCCGTACAAGCCATCGGGCACGAGGATCTTTTCAGAAAGACGAAGCTGCGTCAGCTCTTGTTTGCCGTCCTTGAGTTCTGAACGCCAGCCAATGATGTCGCGAGGAGAAATCGCAATCCAATATGGCCTTCCGTTTTCACCAGCCTTAGGCGCATCAACAAGAACGCCAACGTGCCCGTAGCGAATACAAAGACGCGATGTGTTGTAAAGCCACGTCTGCAGATCATTCCCCTGCAGATCAACATCAAATAATTGTTCGCGAATTTGATCGGTTACATCGTCAAGTCTGACTGGTTTACGGGTCAACATGCCCGCCAACATCCGCTCGATTCGGATTAAAAATGGACTGACGACACTTCTTTGCAACCTTGCGTCATAACTGAGGTCTTGCTCCCTTGGCTCTTGTGGTAAATAACGGCGGTGTTTTTTGCGAACGCCAAATGTGCCTAATTGAAAAGCTTCTAGTAGCTCCCAATGGGGTTCCATGTTTGCCCAAGCTGTATTCGGGCTATCTACCGTCGTGACGTTGCCAACACGTTGGCGACCACCAGAAAAGCCTGAATACACAGTTAAATCCCGCCCGATAGTCTGATGTTAATAGAGTCTGATGCCAGTGCCTCGCCCAGCTCGCGAATGAATCATGCTGAAGTCTCTGTAGACGAGGTAGCCCAAAGCATCGTTCATGTGATCATAACCTGCATCTTTATCGGGATCACCGGCCTCGGTGTAGCTCTGCAGCTCTAAACATTCGATCGTTCGTTTGCAATTTGCGGCGACCTGCAATCTGACTTCGCCCTTTCCGTTTTCCAACAAAGCTTGAACAGAAGCCACCCGATCGCGGACGGGAGGGTTGGCCTTTGGTGATTGATTGCTGAAGCCGTATGACTCGAGAATCTGTATATCGGTTCGCGAGGCATTAGTAGAACGCGCTGAGCCTGATGCGTCAGGGTAAACGTAAACCTGGCGTCCATCAGCGCGGCGTTGTATTTCTTGGGCCATGGCGTCGGTGTCATGCGCACCGCTGATCTCGTCGATCAGGAGAAGGTTGTTCCCAAGACGCACACCCAAACAGGCGCTCATATTGCCAATATTGAAGTCAACTCCGACGCGAAGAGGCTCGTTGCTGACATCAGGAATATCGGTGATTACATGTTTGGCGCGATCAAAACGGTCATAAACCTGACCGGTTGTGAGGTTGCAAAACTGCCCTTCGAGATATGCCTGCAGAAGGGATGGATCGTAATTGGCTTGCAGCCGTTCGATGAAGTCTTTTGGGAGGTGGGGATTATCCACCGAGCGCATTCTAATTAGCTTTCGATCAGGGCGCTGTTGCGCCTCTTCTGTGCCAAACGTGTTCCACATCCAACGAAAACCTTCAGGCGTTGACACGGCGGCAAACTGTCGAACGTTCCCGGCACGAAGACGACCAAGGATTTTTGGGAATGCTTTGTTCGCGATGCCAGGCGAAACGACATCAACTTCGTCCGCAAGGATGTGCGAAAAATTAGACCCGATGATTCTTTGCCAGTTCTCAAAACTGCGGCAAAGCAGTCTGGTGTCTTTTTCCAGATGCAGTGTGTATTCAGGAAGCGGCGATGCTCTGAAGGTGTACGGGACTTCGTACTCCTCCAAAAAGTTCTCAAAATCTGTTTGCCAGATGTCGCGAATCAAAGGCCCGGTTGGCTCCATGACACAACCGGTAAAGCCTTGATTGGCCGCGGCCATGAATACTGCTTTGGCACATAAGGCACGCGTCTTGCCTGCGCCATACCCAGCAGAAACACCGATGATCTCAGTGCTTTGATCGTCTACAAACTGACGTTGCCCAGGGTGTAAATCTTCCCTAATTCTGTTGAGAATGTCGTCGGTTGTTTTTTGGTCCGGTGGCTCAGCAAATGCAAGCAGTCGTGTTGGCTCGCAAAGACCAGTCAGCAACGGCATCAGCTCATGTCGAAGCGAAGGAGCTTGGCTTGAGTCTCAAGAGCCTTAATTGCAACCTGCAAATTTTCGTCGCGTCCTGCGCGTTTTTCATATTGCACAAGGCGCGAAATTGCAGCGGCTAACCATTCAGGGCGCTCAATCTCTGAGTCTTTAGCGATGAGCTGTCTTGCTCGTGCCAGGTATTCATCTGCTTGGCGCGGCTGTACGCCCCACTCTGTTGCAGCGTATTGCACTATTTCAAAACGCGAATATGACTGCAACAACAACTTGTAGACAGCGTTTACGCGCTCTTCAATTTCTACATTGGTTGATTTAGCCATGCCCTGAAGTTAACAGGGGAAACAAAAGATGGTCGGTCAAAGGTCAAGGTGTGGATGGGCTTTTCGGTAAGCCTCTTGCATTTGATGAATCTTGGGAGTGATTAGGTGATGGCTACTCACATATCCCTTCAGTGGCCCAAGAGTTATAAGCACTGTGCCGTCTTCCAGGTTTCGTATTCTGGCTGCGGGCATAAGCGAGCTTGAGCTTGGCTTCATAGCGAAGGAAGGCGCGGAGTTCATTTTGATGTTGCTGTGCTCTGAAGTGTTCGTCCATGTTTGAAATCGGGGTATTGATCGGGACACCAGGCCCGCCTTGCTTTTCCCACGGGGGTGGGTGTTTTATAGCTTTCAGCCTGCTGTGTGAGACCAGGCATCAGGCGCCCCGACGGTGATTAGTCGTTGCTTACCTCTTCGACAGTGAATGTAAAGCCACAATCAATGGCGTCATTTTTGAGGTTTTGAAGCTCGCGTTCGTCGTAGGCGTACTCAGTCCATTCGAGGCTTTCATCAAGGAAAGCTTCGACGTAATAGGTAGGAGAAGACACGCGAGCAAGCTTAAGGAGGTTGTCTGCTTCTAGTTTGTCTTGGGTGCGCTCAAAGTCTTCGAAGAGATTGAGCATTGAATGGTGGTTGTCAAGCATGGTGTTGAAGCAAAGGGAAGGCCCTGTCTCCAGGGCCGAGGTGATCAAGAGAAGAGGCCAGCAAGCTTGATGTTTTCGTTAGCGGCTTGCAGCTCTTGAACTTTGTCAGTGTCACCAGCGGCGTTGCGCTGAGAGAAGAAGTTAATCATCTCTTGGTTCTGCTTGATGACGAAGGCGATTTCGGAAGCGGTCATTTTTAAAGGTGTTTGGTGTGCGGGATCTCTCCCATGCACATAGTATGGCATACCCGCAGGCAGGCGTCAACCCTTTGCGTTCAGCGCACAAATCACAGTGCAGACAATGCCTTCAAGATCTCGGCTGTTGATGTTGTATCGACGATTAACCGCGTAAATGGCACGGTCGATCGAGTCGCGCCCTTTTGAGTAATGCACAGGCTTAATCGGAGGAACAGGCGCAGGCTGATTGGCTTCGCTCAAAACGCGAGCCCTCAGAAGCTCCTGGCGCGTGATTCCACGTTGAATTGCTTGGGTGTTCAAAGCATCGCGCTCGGCCTCTGTGAGGCGCACATCAACGCGAACGGGGTAGGTGCGGTTGCAGTCAGGCATCAGAAATCAAATAGTTCAGTTGGTTCAGGCTCTTGCGAGCCAGATTGACAAAGGCGCACGTCTAGTTCCCAACGCAAGGAACTAATCGTGATGTGGGGGCTTCCGAGCTTTGCAGCGCGAATGCTGTCCATCTTGGTCGCATTGGCAATAACCCAGCCATTTGACCAGGCATCGCCGCGTCGTAATTCGACCGGTGTGCCGGGGGGTAAAACCCCCACAGTGGAGGTACCAAGGGAATCGGGTAAACAAGGGGAAGAAGGGGAATAACCCCTTATTTCATGTGACGCGCGAGGGGTTGTTGACGTTTTTCCCCCTTTTCCCCCTATTTCCGGGGAGGGGGTATTGGGAACCCACAAGAGCTGAGGGCGACCCCCAGACACAAGCGCATCAAGCTGCCCGTCCTGCCGAACAAGGTCTTTTTTCTCCAATGCGCGAAGGGCGCGGTTGACCTTGCTTGCGTTGCATTTGGCTACGTCTGCTAGCTCGCTCGCGACAACGGGGAACTGCCCGTCTGACCAACGCTCGCAGATGTAATCGAAAATATCGGCTTGACGGCCTTGCAACTCGTCTGCAGCCTCTTGCATCGATTCAGCCGCCAGGACGCTTTCACCGTCGCCGTGATGCACCCATCCATCGTCTTCAAGCTCAATCAGCAGGGTCGTGCCTTTTGCCCTCCCCTGCGTCTTGAGTACAACGCGGTGATCTGATTGCGTCTGGCCTTCAGCAGGCTGCTTAAACCAGTTCATCAAAATCGTGAGGCTGGCCGCTGCTGGCAAGGCATTGCTGCCACGGCTGGCGTTGGTTGCGTTGCCACCGCTGACGCTTTTGTTGGTGTGGTGAATCATCGCCAACGTCGCCTTGTGTGGGGCCAGAGCCTCGGCAAGCTGACGGGCTGGGCCATCAAAGCTTGAAGCAGCTTCTTCAAGGCCGAGCGGCGCACAACATGCGTGGTAGCTGTCAAGCAAAAAGAACGATCCAGGGTTCTCTTCTGCGATCTCTGCGAGATGTTTTACGCCCTCATCTGTTAGGTGCACCCGTATGCCACAACATTTCGATCGGGCCTGATAACTCGCCATCGCTATTCACCAAGCCTTCGCGCTCAAACAAGGTGTTCCAATCGCTTTCCGGTTGATCAGTCCCAATGATGTAAACCTTGGGGCAAGCGCCGTGAAGTTTCTGGCCTAGATAAGATTCTTCGCCATGAAACCATGCGCTGATCATTCCAACCATCAAGGCAGACTTGCCGACCTTGGGTGGCGCGACCAGGAGATTGAACGTCCCCGCCATAATCACACCTTCCCAAGACCATGGCGTCGGAGTTGTGTCTAACTTTTCACCGCGTTTCCGTGGGACTGATACGCCAGCAATTTGGCCTTGAGCTTTGCTTAAAACAATGC